TGGCCAAGTCCTGGACAGCCACCGTGTCCGTTTCACCATCTTCAGGGCGGGTGAACGCAACCACCACCTCATTGACGGTGTCACTCATTGTCTTGCGCTGAAAGTTGTCCAGAACACAATTGTCGTAGTTCAGTTCAAACAGGGAATTCACGTCGTAATCCCCACGGACCAGAGACAATCGGAACTCACCTGACTCCCGATCTTCCACAAGGGTACCGTTGATGTGCTCCAGAACCAGTTCAATAAATTCTTGAACCCGCGTCTGTGTGGTCCACTTCAATGAGAGCCCTAACCCTTCGTCGTAAAGTGTGTCAGCCACCTGGTAAAACGAATCACCCACGTCTTGCGCGGGATACCCGAGACCCCATTCCTTGTTGACAAGGCACTCGTAAATGATGTGCGCGGGGTTCACGTCTTCCCCAATCTGGGCTTTCTCCGGGTACCATTCTTTCCACACCCGACGTATCAGGAATTTTGGGTTTTTAAAGTATGGGTTCATTGCCGACCAAAGAAATGAAGACTTGGCCAGTCTCCACAGGGAGTTCACGTTCAACAACGTATTGAATATCGTCTTATTCAACAATGTTTTTAAATCAACACCACTGGTTGTATCAGCGTTGCTCTTTTTGGCTTCATCCCACGGCGGGTTGGAGTCTCCTATGCCGTCGAAACCTTTGAAATAAGCCGTCGTGACACCACGATAGGATGGGATGCCGGTAGCGTCGGTAGCCCGGATAACAGCATTTCGCAGAGACTGGTTGACCGGTTGACCATCGTCTCCCGGCATGAAGTCCACAACGCCGACAACGCCACCCTCGCGCTCTGAACCACCGAACAGAAAGGGTTCGTTCACCAGGGCGGAACCCGCACCACTTATATCACCTCGCCATGCAACACGATCTCCTATGCGAATTTCCATTAGCTCACCGGCGCCGCCGTGGCACAGGGTGAAGTGGATGTTCATGTAATAGTGGTAACCTACCGTGACTTTCTTGCTGCTACCGCCCATTTTGTCGCTCCCGGGTGACTTCCACCAGTTGGATTGCCATGTGGTCCCCTGTGTTCAGGAAGACTTCTTCCGGCAGACCGTGCTTAACGAACTCAGACCAGTCCAACCCGTGACGCTGGAAAAACACCCTGGTGCCGTTGTTACAATAACGGGCGGTCTGGAGGTCTCGATGGGTAACAATCACTTCTTACCACCCTTCTTCTCGATCTTCTGGGTTTGAGAATTACCGTAATAGATCACCCCGGCATCCTTGATCCAGACTCGACCGAACACCACAGGAATAGGTTCACCCATGGGTGGGTGTGGAATATCCAACTCCCCTGCTACAGCATTCTTCGGACCTTCTGGTTTAGGGGACAACACATAGGAAATTGCGTATAAAACCAGGCTCACAACCAGTTGCGCCCACATAACTTACCTCAAAACACGGGGTCACCACCGAAGGGGTTCTTCGTTGGAATGAATGGCATCCCGCCATAGTTTTCCACATTGTTGAATTTCTCTGAACACGCCTGCAACGTTCTTGAACAGCCTGCAAATGCCTGAACCTCGGCACCACCGGCCAGGCCGACCGGGTAGGAGAACAGATTCAACCTTCCGTTCGCGCCGACCGACGACCCCACGCTGATCCGCTCGATGGTCTGCAGTTCAGAATGGGTATATTCGATATAACCACCGGCGAACCAGTCATCCGGTTTTCCTGCCGCGGCAACCAAATCAACGGAAGTGCCCGTCACATTAGATGCCACATCGAGGGTGAGAAAATCGTTCCTGTTAACATTGCATTCGCCGCCATAAAGCATGTGAGGGCAACCATACTGGTAATGTCTACGCAATCCCATCCTGCGGATAGCCTGGCTGCTGGTTTCGCACAACACGGTTGCCGACTCCAGTTCCCATTTGACGTTAACGACGCTACCTTTGAAGATCACAGATTTCTGGTCTGGCGTTGCACTGTCGAAACTCTGACAAAGCAGTGTCACCATGCCGGAAGGTGGGGATACACGGAACAACTCCAGGAATTCCACGTCCAGAGGTACCTCAATCTCGAACTCCCCCGTACCTGGGTCTGAATTCAACTCCACACCAGAACGACGAATAGGGACAGCGCGATAGGTCACGACGTTCTCAACGTGATTCTCATCGGCCGAGGTGTAGTACCAGCGGTTAAAGTCATAGGTGACCGTGTAAATCTCGATTCTGCTCATTCATCCACCGTCATGGTCGTCAATTCAACTGTCGCTACAGAATCCGACTGATAGTTGATTGTAACCCCATCCTGACGCAGGCAGCAAAGGTGAACCAACGAGATCATCAGAATGTTGCCCTCGTTGATCTCAACCGGGAAGGGTTCGTTTGTCGTCAGTCGCTCGGTGTATTGGTCGGGTTGACCGATCCCAGTGATTGTCCGGACGAACTGGGTGCCGTCCTTCAGCCGAATCAGCAAGGTTTTCTGGGTGTCCGGAACACCCACCATGGGACCATACTGCCCACGTTTTACCGTCAGGCTGGCGTTCCCAGACGGGGTGACATCCGCCAGCAGGAAGTCCGGGTGCCAGGTGGGTAGATAGGCCGGTGTCAGGCGACCTTTCAGGCGACCCAGCAAAGCACGGAACGACTTGATGTCCTGCCGGTTTTTCAGCACCCATTGGAACGTCCGCATTTGCCGGGGGAACGACGGGCGCTGCACCTGCTGGAATGTCCCGATGTCGAAGTCCAGTTCGTCGTATTCAGATTCGAATTCCTGCGGGATCGGGTTGGCCCAGTTCGGCTTACGATAGATGATCTCATAGCCACTGTGGGTGTCCGTTGCCGGAATGGCCGGCAGGTATGGGTCGGTCTCCACCGGGTCCGTCCGGAACTCCAGGTTGGCGGTCATCACCCGGGTGGTGATCCGTTGTGTCGGCACCGACGACGGCAGGATAGCCAGGTTCAATGGGTAGAGTTTCGCCAGGCGGGGCCAGTCATTCTCCAACGGCTTCAACGGAACCAGGTGGTCACTCTCAACGTTGTCGATCTCGAACACCTCGAAGGTGAAGCTGTCCGTCATCAGGATCGCCAAACCACCTTTGAAGAACGACCGACCATTTGTTTCAGTCGGCACCTGGGTGGCGCCGGTAATGATCGCCTCCTGCATTACCCACTTGTCGAACCACACGGGTACCGCGTATTGGCGGTCCTGCCAACCATACAGGAGGTTCTGGAACTGGTTGACCAGAGCACCCTCCAGAGTGGTGCGATAGCCAAGCTGACGCCGTGGTTTACTCCGAAGGGCTTCCCGGGTCTCCTTACCACTGAACGCCCGGATGACATCAGTCTTCCACTCCAGGGATTCCGTCATCGGCTGATCCCAGTTCGGACCAAACGGCCACACCAACACACGCTGGCCACTGACTGGGACGGAATATTCAACCCCGTCGATGGTCCACAGGATTTCTTCGGAGAACTGAGGTGGTCCGTTGGTGGACACCGTGACAATGTACGACAGTTCCTCCAGTGGCGCCAGGGTGTAAGGCGGCAACACCGGCTCCTGGACACTCAACCCCTGCGATGTCGGCTCCATGTAGTCTGTCATCGTCTTGCTGGAAAGGTGTGCATTCCAGACGGTGACTTCTTCGGTCTGTACCGAGAGCACGTTACCCAGGTTGATCTGTCCAGGGTCAAAGTGAATCCTGAAATACAGGTCGTCGAAGTAGGTGGGTTCCCGGTGACCCGCGAAACTGAAGGAGTCCACCTGCAGATCGGTAAACTGGTTGGAACCATGACCGAAGTTATCGGCTGTCAGGATGCCCGGTGTTGATTCACCCGGGTGGTTGGGGGACGGGACCGCCCGACCTGCATTGAAAGGGCTCAGTGCCGTAATGACTGCCGGTTCACCATAAGCCATGAGATCAGTCCTTCAAGTAGGCAATGCCGTACATGCCGGATGCTTCGTATTCGGGACCACGGTAGGCGTCGTCTGTAGTTTCCAACCCAGGCGCCCGTCTCGTCCACGGAAATACTTTCCATGTCTCGTTGCCGATGACCAGTTCATCACCTGCTTCAAAATACTCCAGATTGATGTAACGGAGCGCCGGTGGAATTCCGAACGGCACGTAACCGTCCACATTGGCCATCACCAATGGAGTCTGCAGTGCCGTCCTGCCGTTAAAACTGATGGGGTTGGCAACCATGAACGTGTCAGCTTCCGGACCATTATGACCACCTGACGAATAGGGGGAGGTGCTGGTATAACCCATCCTACAAAACACAGGGTTGCCATTTCTGTCCTGAGTATCAAAACCACCACAGTATGAACGGCGATAATATTCTACATTCGAATTATAAAGAAGCGGCGCACGATGGTTGTCAGCGTTGGTTTGCTCCTCAGCAGCGGCATTTCGTGACGATACATCCCAAAACATTCCACCAAGGGCGGTTCCAAACTTCTGCATGTGACCAAACACAAGGTGACGATAATAACCCGGTTCCTTT